TTTTCAGCTTCGTGTTTTCAGTAATTTCCAGTATTGGTTGAAGCTGTAAAGTTTCGGGGATAGCACAATCGTCTGTTCCTAGTAATAGTCAGCGCCAGTGGGTTCGAAGTAGATGAATTTGGGACAGTTGGGGATACAATCTTATATATATGCGATCCCTTCTCTCCAATAAACGCACCCCTCAAATACATATACGGACTCATGTTCAAAAAGTTATAACCATATGTGTTAGCTCCCACGGCAACCGAATGCCAAGTGGCTCGTGACCCATTTGAAACGCAAAGTGTTGGTGGATTACCTATATTTTGTGTCTTGCATGGCAAGCCTGGACTAACCGGAACTCTAGGAAAACTGATAAAGTTTTCTTGAAATGTGCCAGTTACAACCCCTGCAATTTTCCTATCCGGCGTAATCGTAGCATATGCATTACTTCTATGCAACAGCTCACGAAACGAGAGGACCTGCTCGCCTATACAATCTTTAGGATCAAAATCACTAATCCTGCAAGGTGTTGCCTCAAATTTCGATTGCGCTTGATACATAGGAAATGGAGAGATTGGTTGAGTAGTCTCACTTGCCAGTCTACCCTGAGATCCGAGAGCACACGGTACAGCGAATTCAGCGTCCTCGAGCCGTGCGGAAACCATAAGATATACAGTAGAAGTCACTGGACCCATCAACGTGTTCAATACCTGGATACTGAAGGCACCATTATGTGTATCAGGGCTATATGCTCCAGTAAACGTAAGTGTATCAGGCCTAGTGAACGTAGCAATATTCTTCGTACCTGCAGCATGCATAGCATCTCCTCTAAGTTTCAGGAAAGGCAAATCAGCGTTCCAAGGCACACGAATCTCCACTTCCCTCTCAGCCGTAAGATCCAAAACCTGGGAGTAAACCCCTGCCTCGTCTGTAGGAACGGGTACTGATTGGGCTGCATCATAGAAAATGCGAACACGCCCGCTGTGAAATTGCGAGGCGATGAGTCTTACAGTAAATACCATTGTACCTCTCCAGTATTGAAACAATTGAGAAGCGAAACAACAAGGAGTTTGATACACTCCATAGTAATCCGACACTGCAACTGCATATTGAAGGGGCACCTGTCGATAAAGCTCAGGTGTTACATAAGCTTTAAACAGCTCTGATCCAACCACGCCAGCATTAGTCCAAGGATAAACGCCAAGCAACGCATCCTTACAACATATGTCAGCTATAATCAATTCATCAGCTTCAACGCCATTTGCCTCCATACCAAGACCACTTCTCTCTGACACCCCCAAATGAGTTGTGGGCACCGAAATTTCTGTACTCGAAAGATGAGGCAAAGCATTCTGAGTCACCACATGTACAGCAGCAGTGTTGACCGGATTCGAATAACCCATTAACTTCATAACGCTAGCCGTAGCCCTTGCAAGCTTTGATGTTACATCAAAAGCCTCGCCAAGTACCGGCATATCGGTTAAGTCCTGGGTCATATCCGCCATCTTATTCATCACTTTACTCTGCGCAATAAACGAAGGTGCTGCAAGTTGTGGATCCTCCATCCATGCAAAAACCGAGATTGTGCACCTGTTCCCAGTTGCCGCTTGGGCAACCATTAAGGGCGTAAGACTGCGAATAGTCATAACACCCAACAAGTCCAATTCTACAGAAGTTTCTGGAGTCATGCCCAATGTTAACCATGGTTTAGGATAAATGAATTTCAGCACCATCTCGGCACTAGAATTATCCTGAGGAAACATCATAACATGGGGTCGCACAGACTCCAGCATAACATTTCCATACACATCTCCCAGAATCAAATCAGGATTTGCTCCTCCCACGCAATCGGACGATTTGGTTCCACCTAGTGGCAACCAAGAAATGAGCACAGCCCCATAATGAAATGGAGACGCATTCATCACAAATTTGAGATGCAAATCACCTCGAATCCTGCTGAAACCTCTCAATTTTTCCCAAATTCGCCTATTAGTGAGAAAGAGCTCATGTGGTCGCAATTGAGTATTTAGAGTTACAAACTCATCCCAATCAACATCCAAAATTCTAGTTGGTCGTTTAAACCACTCCGAAACAGGGTTGTCAATACTCGATAAGAGTTTTGTAGGTACCATATCCATTGTTTCAATTTGTTGTGAGGACTCATCCTCAAAAGTTGTAATTTCTGTATTGGCGGTCAATTTAATATCAAAAAGCTCTGACCAAAGCTCATCAATAGATTCATCCTGTAGTACGCCAACCTTGACCAAATTAGTCGTTTGAGGGATTGCCTCAGGCGGATCTACATGACACCCTCTCTCCTCAGCCGAATGTACGCCTTGGATAAGTAACTGTGCCACATAGGTTGGAGGTGCTGTATTAGAACAAATGTTCACACACTCCGATTTCTTAGTAGAAAAAGCTTCATAACGAATTGAATTCTCGTCAAATTGCTTTTCATACTCCATATCTGTTAAGAAACCCCCAATAGTTATATCCTGGTTGTAGTGCTGTTTCAGCACCTCCACAACATACCCTTGGTTTAGTTTCTTAAATTCTCCTCCATGTAGATAGCTTTCACGCCAAATGTCACGCAAAATAGCCAATCCATGAGCTTCATCGCTTAGGTTAGATTTAACCCAAAGCATACCTAGCTTATGAATAGTAGCAACATCAATTGGGCATAAAAGCCTCCCATTCTCTTCCCTAAAACCTCGTTTCAAAAATTGTAAACTTTCAATCGCATCAAAACATTTGCTGGTTGGTAGCGATTTGTCAGCCGGTGTATATTCAACTCCAATAGATAACAAAGCTGGATAAATAGTGCCATAATTAAATGTCACTTTAAAAGTCACACACACTCCAACAATATTATCATCTCCATAGGTCATTATCACAACCATAATGAAGAATATTTCCAACCTATGACCAGTCCATCTCCAAGCATACATAATGTATAAAACATTAACTGTACAATTCGTGTGAACAGTCATAGTATTTCCAGACGGATTTGTTCCACAAACCTGATAACAATCACCATCAATCTCACAATCTGGAAATGCACATGAACTGGCCCAAACCTTAGCTGCCAATCTTTCTTCATCTGAAAATTTTGATTTCCCATCAATCTTACTAGTCATCACACCGATGATAACCGAATATGCAGCTTCCAAAATCTTTGGTGCCATCTTCTGATCGAAATTCTTATAATCTCCAGCAATAAGCGTATCGAATCCGAATCGAGTTATAAAGGTGAACAATTTGCTCCAGATTCTACTATACGTATTCATACCAGGTGCAGAAAAGAAAATAAATGGGTTCCTCTGAACCACTCGAATATAAGATAAAAATAACATTCTGCCTAGCAGTATGCTATAAATATTCCCTGCCATAAAAAGCCGGGGTCCTCTTATCTTATTTTTCTCAGGAGAGATACCTTCATCTTTCATATTAGCCGAAAAGAGCAACCGTGGTCGCTCTCCTGCTATCATCATATGGTAGTATCTCCACAAATTCTTTTCAAATTGTGGTTGCATTGTATAGGTCACAGTTCGACCATCAAAATCTGTATATAAAAGCTCACGCTTTGGCTTATAATAAGGAAAGCCAGCGCTAGTTTTCACCTTAACAGAATCAACATATGCAACTCCATCAGCTCCATTAAGCGCAGTTTCCAAATCATACACTTCAAACAAATTGTGCTCCTCCTTGGGTAAAGATTGCAAGATCTGTTTAATGTAGACCTGCACGCACTCCTCAAGTATATCAGCATCAATATTGTTGCTTGTCCGACCTAGATTACGTGCATGTAAAACTTTGGCTTTCCAATCGAATTTTGGGGCTTCCTTAGTACAAACATAACCAAATTTCTCAAACATCGAACGAAATGGAGTCACACGAACATTAGAAACCATCTTCTTCCTACCTATATCCGAGATTTTTCCAATCCAAAAGATATTAAATCCTGTTATTGAAAAATTCTCATCATCAGATTTGTGTTTGGGATGCAATGCACAAAGTTCCGACATAGCTTTCATTTTCACTGGCTCATCATTAGCATCCAATATTACATCAGATGCCTGGTTAAGATCACCAAAATGCACAGGGGCAAAAGTTACACAGTTCTGATACTGAGCCACTGTTATTTCAGTCTCGACCTCACATGCCGCTCGTAAAGCATCCTTCGCTCGCAGGAGCCAAGTTCTGGTAACCAACGCAGCTTGAACATCCAATGAATCTTTTAGAGACATAGATTGGTGTATACCTAATATACACGCTCCGTGAGGTCCACACGCTAAAACTATCCTACCACAATCACCAGATTTCGTAGGAACAGTCACACGAGCCTGAACAGACCTACCTCCAGGTTCCATCCAACTCGCAGCTGGCATTACATTGGCCAAGGTTGTATGACCCTCTACCTCAGTAGTAGGCAAACAAAACGAATAATCCTTAAAAAGGGACCAATCATGGTTCTCCTCTATGAAGAAATCATACTTATCATTCCGCACTGGTAACTCTGCCACATGCATCAACGCAATATCATTAGTTTTATTCCTAACGATTCTTTTCTTATTTATTGGAATCCTCATAAGTTTACCTCCAGAGGATCCAAAAGGAAAAGCTATATTCATTACCGTAGGAATATCAAACACACCATTTAATGAGTGATTATTCAATAACATATATTGACCACCCACCAAATAACCGTGGCAAGCTGAAGTTCCTTTGCTAGATTCAAACACAACAATGACTATATTATTCATCAGTGAAGTAACAGCTGGATCCATAGCCGTTCCTCTTGCACAGCGTGTAGCTATGCCAAAAGTATCAGCTAAGGCACTATCCTCGAACCACACATTACGTGGTGCTTCCGAACCTCCTGGCCCAGGGCATGGTTCTGGCCTTCCCATTTGCGGAACAGCCTTTACACTCGGCACAAACATACCTAGTCTCTTGGAGGCAATTTAGTTGTCCGGGGTTTCCCCCTTTTTTTCCACCCGGTTCCTATCCCAATCTGCCCTTTCAGGCTTCTCAGTCAATGAACCCCCTCATGTCAGCCGGTCTGT